AAGCGATGTAGCGGCGCTTCGGTGCGTCCCGTCGAGGAACCTGCATCCACTGTCGAACCACATTGCCATCAGGCTTCCTTGACCGTCAAGAACTCCATCAGGTACGCATCGCCGGTAAGGTCGTCGTCGCTCACGTCACGGCGAATCCGCATTTGGAACTTGTCGCCCGCCACGAGCCCGTGCCCTGCTATCTCAATCGTCGCGGTGGTGATCTTATCGCCACCGGCAGAGAGCGTGCTTGTAACGCCGTCCTCTAGTTGAGCCAAAATGTCTAATGTGCTGAGGTCGGTGTGGCTGCTGTCCGTGAGGATTTCTTCGATGAAGGTTTCCCATCGCACAGTATGGGCCGTGTTAGTGTCGGACGCCGCCAGCCACGGCAAGTGTACTTCGATGGTCCCGCCGCCGAAGTCGCTGCCACACTCGCCGAAGAGGTCGACGTACTCATCCGTGTCCGGGTCGAAACTCCAACCCGGATACTCAACCGGATCAGTGCTGCTATCTGGTACACTGATTGCCCCGGCTCCATTCGTAGTGGGCACGCTAAACCCAGTGATGATGATTGTGTCGCTAGCCATTAGCGTCGTGCCTCCAAGAGTCGCAGGAGAATATCCAGCTTGTGCCGGTTCGACAGTTCGGTGCGTGCGGGCTCGGGAAACCATGAGTTTAGCGTCGCGATATTCGCGTCGATGTTCGCGTCGAGTCCGATGATGCCGTCACGCAGGTCTGGCTTGCCGATGATGGTTCGTTCACGCGAAGCGCTCCAACGAGACATGGCTTCGCGGAAGACCGTCCGAAGTTGTTGGTTTGTCAATGCCATTATGCGTTCACCGTGTAAACGAGGAAAACCATAAGCTCGCCCGGCGTGCCCGTCACTGTCCCGGTCGTCAGCTTGAGAACATGGTCTGCGATATATGTGCTGCTCGCGACCGTCTTAGCTCCGCCCGTAGTCGTCGCAGTCTGGGCGTTGACAATAGTGGACACGGTAGCGTCATCGCTGAACGGGGCGGATCGTGCTCGCATTAGGATACTGAACACGATGGACGTTGCCGCCTTTACGATCGCATAGCATCCGGTGATAGTTGCACCGATCGGGATTCCGTCTAGAAGGAACTCTTCGCTTGCTACCGGGGTGACGTAAGAGAACGTCGCCTGCCGCTCTACCGCATTGACGCCAATATCCTCCCACGCCGCCCCGGTGTAACGTCGGAAAGCTGGCAAGCCAGAGGCAGTAAGTGTGCCATTGTCCAGATAGATGTCGTGGTTGAATGCCGTCGTGGGTGCCGCGGTACGTTCTTGCACGAAAAACGGGGCACCGGCTGCGTCGTTCGGGAAACCAACCGTGACGCCTGGTGTAGCTAGCTCCAGAATATTGATGGCTGGCGTGTATTTGAGTGCTTGGTCGCCCAACATCGCAAGTGTGGGCGTGTTATTGTCCGGGGTGATAACTACCGTGTTACCCGACCCGTCATCAAACGTAGCCACGCCCGCATCGGATAGCGTGCTGTTGCTGTCCTGCAAATTCGCCCCGTCCGTCCCGTCCCATCTAGCGAACGCATGATCTGTCGTCGAGCTAGGCGTGTCCGCACCCTTGAGGGCTAGCGTCACAACATCCGTGCCGCCGCCGATGACCTTACACCAGACCTTGAGCGTCAAGCTCACTATGCGGTTGTTGTGGCCCGCGAACGTCTCAACGAAAAAGCCATCATTCGCCCCGTTCATCGCCTTACCGATGTTGCCATGTCGCAAACGATACGGAAGTCCTGATACTGTAGCCCCCGAGTTTATAGTGCCGTCGCGTGTTAAGTTGAGCTTGGAGCCCGTGACGTCTAGGGCGTACAAGTAGGCGTCGAACGTGCTCGCGCCAACGGCACCCACAAAGCTAGCGTCCAGCGTGGTGATGACGTATCTCGGCGCGTCGTTCAACTGCTCAAACGAACAGCCCCAGCTATCGACATCGCTCAAGTTGAGGTCGGTCGTGCTCACGACAACCGTGCCGACAAACCACTTGCTCGTGATATATGCCCCCGTGAAAGCGTGGACGGGGTTTCCGTTGTCGGTGCCCGAATCGTCAGTAGTCAATGCGTCGATAACGATGTCGTCGGTATCACTAGCAGTCTGTACGCCCGTGTTCCGGTCAACGCTCGTGCCCGTCACCGTGAGCGTGCCCGCAATATCCGAGCCCGCGTTGATGACAAAGACAAGCTTACCAATGCCCGTCGTCAATGGGTCGATGTCAACACCGCTACTGAGTGCGTCGTTTGTCGACAGCGATATGAGTCCGCCGTGTATGGTCTCTTCTGTATCTAGACCTACCGACTCGGTAAAGTTCGACAACGCCACGCAGTGAGAGCCCGGCGCCGCATGCCGCATCGACCCGCCTTCCGAATCGCCCACCCGTGTCCGCATACTAGGGGCCATACCACGTAACCCCCTCGCCGTCGACCGTGCCAGCTATCCAGATGTCCCTTAGGTCGCTAGCGGGTGGCGTACACGATTCGCCAGCAACAAGGTCGACGCCCATCTCCATGCCCGGATCGGCCGATACGTCATACTGGCTACCCACCCAAATCGCAGCGGTATTGGACCGTAACGCGAATATCTCAGGATTGCTAACAGGCGTAGAATTCAGCACCAGCCGCTCGGGCCGGGACGCCTTCTCGCTCGTATCCGCCGGAACCTCGATTGTCTTGCGGCCCATTGCGTCACCTATCGGTAATCGTTTACCGCCGAAAGAGTGACACGGCCATTCGTCTTGTAGTCGCCGCCGTAGACGTTCAGGACTGAAACGGTTTTCAATGCCGACGTCCGCGTCAAGTCCAAGAAGCCGCCGTAGAGATTAATAAGCGGATGCGTGCCAGCAATGAGAATGTTGACTACGCCGCCCCAGATGTCGAGCGTGGTGCCAGTGACAACCGTATCCTGATTGAATGTGCCGTTGCAAATCACGGCATTTGTCAAGGTCGAATGGTTCGTAACCACGCCGCCGCCCTGCTGGTAGTTGGTAAACGTGCTGCCCGCACTCACGGTCACTTCCGAATCGCCCATCACCCTAAGTGACGGTACGTCACCAGTCGCCACCGCATCAAGCGTCGGCCCGACAGTCACCTTCCCCTGCTGTATGCGGATGTCCGTATAGTCCGTGGTGCCTGTGCCGTTGAGCGTAACGGACGTGATGCCCGAGGATGCTGGCCGCGCCTTGATGATCGCCAGGTCACAGCCGGTATCACCCGCCTTGTAGAACATCGAGCCGCCGCCCTCGAACTTGAGCAAGTCCGCGCTGATGTAGACCGGAACCGAGACGGTGCCGAGGTTGTAGTTGGCTCCCTCTTGAATCCAAAGCTCGTCAACGTCGATGCCGTTTTCGTTGTCGCAGCCGCTCGTGATGTCCTGCGTAGCGGACGCGGGGAAGCTGACGTTATCATTCGCTGCGGGCTTGATCGTCACCCAGTTTCCAGCGGTATCCCAGTTGCCCGAAGTCGTGCCATTCCAAATCTCGGTAGCCATTAGAACTCTCCCATCTGACCGATCATGCGGATGACTCCGATGACGTCAGTGTCTACTTGATAATCGAAGACCGCAGACGGCCCGACCCAGACGGTCGTTATCGTCTTGACGCTCAGCGTTTGCGTCGTAGTCAGCGAACCGCCGACAATGTAGGCAAGCGCCACCGTCTCATCGGCGTTTAGCTCGAAGTCACCAGCGGACGTATAAAGCGTGGTGATTGCCCCGTCGCTATGCAGCACGCGTCCACCGTGGCACGCATACGTGGTGATCGTTGGCCCGTTCGTTGTAACACGGCCGGAACCGAGTATCAGGGTCGGCACCGTGCCCGTTCCCGTGATCGTACAGCTTGCCGTAGGACCGTCTATCCAGACCGTTGAAGTCGAGCCCGTAAGCCCATTCCAGTTGATCGCACAGTGCCCGCTTATCACCTCGATAGAGTTGGCTACGTCGCTGGTCATCTTCAGGCTAGCAGCCAGCACGCGACTATCGCCATCGATGATAACGCGGTTTCCATTCTGCACGTCGACATAGATGACGCCCGTACCGCCGTCTTTCGTGATCTTATTGAATGAGATTTCAGCCATCGCCCCGCTAGAACTTAGATCGGCGTCAAACTCTTGTAGCCAGATGTTATTGATAATGGCCCCGGTTGCGGCACCTAGCAGCAACGTACCGGCACCCCATGAAGCGTTGCCGCCGTCTGTAGTTGTGACAAGCGAGTTTCCAGCCGCCCCGGCATCTAACGCCGCCGCACGGAACGTGCTAGCGGTCAGCTTAGAGCCCGTACAGGTAGCATGAGCAGTCATGCTTGCAGCGTACGTGGTGCCTGCACCGGAGCCGAGCGTAATAGCCGATTCGAGATTCGTCAGCGAGGCAGATGCAGAGGCGCCTATTAGCACATTGCCATCGACGTCAGTTAGTACCGTCTGCATCGTGTAGGTCTTGGCGTCGATGACGATTTCTTCGCCGTCGCTAAATACGCCGGTAGTCGTCAATGTGCCCAATGCCCGTGTGGCACCAAAGCCCACGAGTGCCGTCGCTACACTGCTGCCGATATATGCGTCGACGCCACCCGAGACCAGTGCCGAATCGGGTACGCCGTTCGACCATGAGGCATCGAGCGTCGCGTCCGTCGTGATCCCGAGCCAAGTTGTGCTAGCCATTAGTTTGCCCTCCGTTCCGACTTGGTCCGGCCGGAACCGTGAACGCCTTTTGTCCGCATCCTGCCGGGGAAATCGTGATAAACTTCGGGTACTCTGTTCTCGTGTGCCGCTTCTCTGGGCAATAGTGTCTGCGCCAGCGATTTTTTCGGGCAAGTTCGGACATAAACCAACGTGGGCAGCCACAAGGACCGCAATAGCGCTTACCCCGTCTGGTTTTTTCTTGCCCAGGGCATGCGTCGCATTCATCCATCCTCTCTTCATACTCATCACCACCTATTCTACCGCCCGTTAGAGCAGAAACCAGCCCATAGAGCTTGAGGTATTGCATCAAAAACCAGACGAGCGGCCGACGTAGAATACGAGAAAATGCCCGAATCAATCCAACCACCGTAACATGTCGAACAAGATACACACACCAGAGACATACACGAATAGACCACGGGGCGTGTACAGGCGGACGTCCGGCCGGCATCTGGTCCTCATCGTGTTCAACGATCCTCGGTTCGGCGTCGAAAGACTTCGCAACCGGATCGGGAGACGTTCGTACGTCTTCTTCAATTAACGAATTCAATTTCGATGCTCCCTCCGTGAATCTGGGCCGTATCTTTTTTGCCCGAATCGCCCTTCGTTGTTCCGTGGGCAAATGGCCAGCCGTGTATCTTCAGCCCGCGAGCACCGTCTCGGATCGCCGTGATCACATTGCCGCCGTGCTCATGCCGCGTCGATTCCGCCGTAGGCTGGCTAACCTGTCCGAGATATCCCAGCCACTCGACATTCGTTGGCAACTCGACAGGCACCCCGTTCCCATCCTTCCAGACATGCTTAAGCCCGAGGTCGGTTCGCGACAGCGTCGGTTCGGATAGCGGTGGCCTATAGTCAATGAACAAGTCGTCTATGTGGCGGTCGGGGTGATCGTCCGGTAGCCACGGCTGATCGAGCGTCACGCCTTCTCCGGACAACTCCGTGAGAATACCTAGCTTGATCCGCAATCTATACCTAGCGTGGTACTCGATGAACGGACGCGGCGGACTATATCGACTGTCGTAGGCGCTCAAGGGCATAAGCCAAAGTCGAGACTCGACCTCAGTGATGACTAGTTTTCCGTCTTGCGTCGTCGAGTTTGGCAGGTTCGGCCATCGTCCGGTAATCGGAAACGTCTCGACCACCGGCAAGCCCTCTGGGGATATGTCGTAGTCTGCCGCCTTCCACGTCCGCTCCCAAGCGTTTAGCGGGCCGAACTCCTGCGGTGATCCTCCGTGTGTGTGTGTGACTTGGTCGAACCGGATGCCCGTGCCGCCATCCGGGAACGTGCTATCGAATACCGCCTTTACTGCCGCAGTCTTCGCCTTGACGTGGGCCAAATCACGCGGGGTCAGCCCGTCAAATTTATTGTTTATGTCTCGGAAGTGTGGGTCGCCACTAATACGAATAAGCCGGAACGAATTACGGGACGATGACGAGCCGTTATAGAATTCGGGTTTGACGCCCTGCGGGATACTGAACTCCCATGCATTACGGTAGGCGTCAGAGCACGTTGAATCCGGGACGGCGCCAACTGCAACGACCATCGCGTTGACCGTGCATGTGTTCACCGCGTCAACAAACCGATGAGCGTCCCGAACAAACGCAGGCGAGTACATGTCGCCGCCTTCGAGCGACACAATCAAATCTTCGTCGCCGACCGTCCCGTCCCGGTTTTGTTTCACGAATGGCCGACAGAACATTCCACCAGCAACGGAAAGCCCGAAGCCAGTGACTTGTAGAGGGTGATCCATCCCCAAGTAGGTGAACTGATTCGGGAAGAAGCCACGGGCATACCACCGATTCCCCGCTGTGGGGATACACCTATCGATCGTTGGGGGCTCGCCCTCGTTTCCGATGTTCCTATTTCCGGACCGCTCGCCGAAGCATCCGCATACTGAGTCATGGAAGCACTCGACCCCGTCGTTGTCGAAGCACTGACCCATCAGGTACTTAGTTGCGAACCGGGGAATCAGGTTTACGTGGGACGCCCGCAACGCAGCTTTAGTTCCCGTCGCGTCGATCGATTGTAGTTGCGGATGGGGGTACAGCCACCGGAGCCCGTCGACCGCTGCACGCGACGTGCTCAACTCGTCAGGCAGGTCCGGGCACGACCGGCATCCAACCTCACACGCTTGCCCACGATGTGGGAATCCGATGTGCTGCCCAAAGTCATCCGTAGTCGACATGCCGACCCAGCAGTCCTGATGCCCGTCAGTGGCCGGGTCGTCCGCAGCCAACCACGGGAAATAGTCACGCGGGAACCGGCAAACATCGATGCCGTCCAAGCCTTCACAGAAGTTCGCCATTATAGACGCCCCCCGCAATAGATTTGTTGCGAGTGATAGATCGCCTCGACCCAGAACGGGGCTCGATACCCGACCGCCGCCGCGCCGTAGCCGTTGTCAATGGTCTGTAGGCCGGCCACCTTCGGACGGATAGAATTGTTTTCTAGGTAGAACCGCCCTTCGCTGACTTGCAATGTATCCGAGTCAGTGCTGACGTGCTGTCCGCACATAAACATTCTCGCGTAACCATCATTAGTGATGCCGATCTTAGCGAAATGACGACGACATGGCTCGACGCCCGGCGCGGTCTCGTTCGCTCGGATCGGCCCAACCGACTGCATCTCGGCGTAGTTGACCGATGTCACGTTGCGAGTGGCTGCGTCAACCGGCCACTCGTCAAGCCGTCGGATCGTCATCCGGAACTGGGCGTTCTGGCATAAATCGGTATTCCAGGTGTATCCGCCAGGCGTCTTGCGGGTCTCGCGGATAACCGGCTCCGACATGCATCCTTCGGGCCTCTCCTCTGGCGGCTCGGGCACGTCGCATAGTCCTTGCCCGCACTGTGTTCCACGCGGCTTCTGCTCACCGTCTAGTACGTCACAGGGACTCGGGAAGTGGCTACCGCCTGGGTTGTACCAGTCCGTGTTTTCGCAGCCGTCGTCGGTACAACACGCGGCTGTTCCGCACTCAACCTCGCTACACGACAAGCCCGGATAAAAGAATATGTTTTGCGGATCTGGGTTGACCTCCTGGACATTGAAACACGACTGCTTATTCCGCATCGTACAGTTGAATCCCGGGCCGCTCACGTTAGTCGTGCAGCACGCGCCAAAGTCGCCGCCCGCGATCGCGTCCCGTAGAAATTGTCCGACGATACCCATAGTCATGCTTTCACACGAACGCAGCCACACAGTCCGTATAACGCATTCGGTCACGGGGCTGTATAAGATCGAACCGCAGGTATTGCATTACCCAAGGTTGACCCAATGCCATCACCGCTGGAATGATTGGGGTTTCCCTTGTGAGCGTCTCCTGCCGAGTAATTAGCGCACGGTAATCCCTAGCTTTCCCATGTGCCCACACTGATGCTTTATAGGCCGATCCTTTCGGCTGCATCAGCCCATCCCAGACCTCTCCGCTTGTCCGCTCGACGTCTTGCACTGTTATGAAGTGATCTTCATCGTCGCGAACATCACGCACTATGACCGGCCAAATCAGTGGCGCAGTAGAAGTCTGCCGCACCCGCCGTGCAGGCGCAAGCGAAACGCTCCGCCCGCTACCCGAATCAATCTCATCGAAGTCGGCGGAGTTAAACGTCATCGCCTCGGAGCGACGGATTCTGCGCAGTATCTCGTTGACCATATCCGCCCGGATAGGATCGCCCGGATTCACTGATTCAGGTAGCTCTGGCATTATACCCACTTACTCATCGGGAACGCCTTGATGATCTCTGCAAACACGATGGACGGGTACGCGCGAAAGTATCGCTCTTCTTCGGCACCTATTGACCCATCCTCTTCTAGCCGATGTACGAGATGCTCGAACTGGTCCGAATCAACAAACGTGTCAAACTTCTTGACCGGAGTGTGCCCCTTGGGGTTGTAGAGAAACTCCAGTTGATTATCGTATAGGAACTGGTCGCCCTGCTTGACGTCCAACGTGCCCACACGCTCATTGATACTGAACGCAGTGAACAGCAGCGAGCCAGGCGGAAACACGCGAAACATAAACCTATCACTATTCACCGCCCGCTGCATGTCGGCGATCTTCTTGACGATCATTGGAGACATCACGTTGGTCGTCTTGCGTAGCACGATGCTAGTATCTCCAGCGACAACCGGCATGCCCTTAGGGTTGACTCCGTCTATCTGCTTGAGGTAGATCGCAGGCTTCGACCGCGTTATATGCGTTGCAGTGGAAGCAGGCGGGTTAGGTTCTTCCGGAGTTGGCGCCACCGGCCCGGCGACCTTCTCATACTTCAAGGTGCCCACAATTTGACGGGCTATGTCCGCATCCTCTTCATCGGGTATCTCGGTGAATAGCGTTTCCGTGCCGCCGTTGAAACGGACCGAAATAAACCAATCGTTGACACCGAAGACGCCGCGACGTGGCGGCTGGCTATAGATGGCCTGGACACGCCAAGCCAGCGGAGCCCCACGCTCCAGGATGACATGGTCGCGAACGATAATACCCGCGTCTTTTTCGTGCGTGGTTTCCAGCGGCAGTAGCTCGCGGAACTTCGCGATAGGGTCGTCCGTTACGGCATCCGTCAACAGCGTGAAGGTGCGTGTACGCTGTCGCGACTCTAGGCCAACCGAATCGCCCTCGCCAGTTGTGTGGTATTCGGTGATGGACGCCATTAGACGAGCACTCCGCCTTGCTGCTGCTGCACGGCTTTCAATATCATCTCTAGCACGGTGTTCGTTTTCTCCTGCCGTGATTTGGTATCACGCTCCGTAGGCGTCATGCCTACGCCGCCACCCCCGGCCCGCAACGCTGCCGCGAACGCTTCGCCGCGGAAGCCGATCTGCAATCGTTTCTCTCGCGTCTTCTGTTTCTCGTCTCCACCCACAACCGGCGCATCAACGCCAGCGAATGCGGCCTTCTGCTCTTCGACGGCCTTCTTGGCGGCCTTCTTGCTTTTGGCTGTTACTTCCGCAAAGAACTTCTCTACACGCTGCTGGCCTGTCGGACCGAGCCAGATGTCCTGTATCTGTTTATTCACGTCCGCAGCCGCGAGCCCCAATCCTTGTTCCGCGAATCGGTTGACGTCGGCTAGCTCTTTCGACGCGGGAAGCAGTTTGTTTATGCCGTCGATCGCGATTTGCACAAAATCGTTGAACGCTTTCGCCATGCCTTGAAGGCTGGTGAGGATAATGCTTTTCACGTTAAGCCATGCGAATTCCCACGAGTCAATGGCGTCCAAGATGAATCCAATAGACGCGCCTGCGATCTTCATCCCCTTGGCTACCACATTGCCGATGCCGCCGCCTGCCGTCGCTGCTTCGATGAACTTCTCTGACAGGTGCTCAACCAGTGGTGCGACCGCTATAGCTATCTGACGACCGATGCCGGTCAATGCTCGTTTTACTTTCAGGAAGGCGTCGTTAGCCTGCTCGACTTGCTTGGCTTCAATGCCGGATACACTCAAACCGAACGCATCCGCTTCGGCCTGTGCTGCCTGCAACGCCGCCGCTCCGCCACCTAGGATGTTGATAAGTTCGACGCCCGAACGCCCGAAGATGTCAGCCGCAACCGCAGCCCGCTCGGATGCCGTCGCTATCCCCGTCATGCCATCGGCGATTGCCTCGAATTGCTCGCTCGGCGTCTTGTTTTTCAGGTCATCGAACGTCAGACCGAGTTGAGCAAATGCCCGAACTTGCGTCGATAGGCCCTGCCCGGCTTGGCCCACTGAACGCGTCATCTTGATAAGCGATTTATCCATCAAGGCGGCAGACACGCCGCCTAGCTCTGCCGCCAAATGAAACCCCGCCAGCTTGTCGGTTGCAATTCCAATGTTGCCCGACAGCTTCCCCATCGCGTCGATCGCGGAAAACGCCTGCTTTATCAGCAGCGTCAAGCCAGCAACGGCAGCCAAACCCACGACCGCCCGGAACCTCGCTACACGCTTGCCGATCGCACCGATGCTCTTGCCGAACCGCTTGGACGTGGCACTAGCAGACTTCAACGCCTTCTTGAACGGAGCCGTTGAAGCTGTGACGAGTACCCGTAATGTCGAAATCTTGGAAGCCATCTAGCCGAGCATCCTTAGTGCGGCCTTCATCATGTCTTCGCTCATTTCCGGCTGGCCGTTCCGCTCGCCGTCGCATCGCAAACTATTAAACGCCTGCTTGCGTGTCATCTTCCCGCCCTGTGCCGCAACGATGCACTCCATAGTTGCCGCCGTCCGCACGTCGTCGCGTTCCGGCTCTACGTCCAGCAGCCGATAGTCCGCAACATGCTCCATGAACTCGTCGCCGCTCATTCGCTCTTCAAGCTCTGCCGCCGTGCATCCCATGTCCCTAGCTAGCCTAAGGACGTACCGACGGATGGGGCGGCTTTTGAGTTTCCCTCGAAGTCCTCTTGGCTGTCAGGGTTGAGCCCGTTGTGATCCAACGCCTCATTGTGCAGCCGGGCAACCGCCACTCCGTCGAACTCGCCGAGTATCTCGATCGCTTCCTTTTCGTTGGGAAACAGGAGCTTCCCGCTATCGTCGCATAACACCTTGGCCAAGAAGATGGCGCGGAATCCGCCCGTCCGCTTGATCGCCGCACCGATGCCCTTTTCGTCCGCGTCGTGGCACCAGACTTCCCATTCCTCCCGCTGCCGGATGCTCAACCGTTTGATGTAGACGTGCCTGCCCTTGCCGCCAAGCTCGGGCACCGATACCTTGATCGGCTTGGCACAAGCTGCGGCCAAAAAGTCCGCTTTCGTCGTTCCCATGATCTCCCTTTCCTATGCCCCAAATACGCCGTTCCCAGATTTTTGGAATGTTGCCGAAAATGTCCAGCCCGCTTCGTAGTCGCCGTCCAGCGTGAAGTCTGTGCATATCATTGTCGCCGTGTAGTTGTCGCCTGTGCGGAATATAATCACATACTGCAATGCTGTCCCGTCTGCGGACGCCGTTTCTAGCCGTGCGTGGCTGGCATCATCCGGGTCGTACAAGCCCGTCACCGTCATGGTGCCGTCAGCCCACGTACCGAGATGCGTGCGCGCAGTCGCGGTATCATGTGCGGTCGTGTCCCATGTGCCTTGCGTCTGGCTTACGGAAATCGTCCGAATAATGCCTACCGCCCCGGTTGGGTCATTTAACGTCGTGTTCCCTTTGAAGCTGGTAACAGCCATGATTCACCTCGCTATCCGCTGGCCCATGTCGTGTCGCCGCTCTTCTGGAACGTCGCAGAAAACGTCCAGCCGCCCTCGTAATCACCATCCAGGGTAAAGTCCGTCATAATGCAGGAAGCGGACCAGCTATCGGTAGCGCGAAACAGGATAGTAATCGTGTCCGCCGTGGCGTTGGCCGAATACACCTCCATCTGCGCGTGCGATCCGGACGAATCGTCCGGGTCATAGATACCCGTCACCGTCATCGTGCCATCGCCCCAGGTGCCTAGATGTGTCCGTGCCGTGGCCGTATCGTGCGCAGTAGTATCCCACGTCCCTTGCGTGTCGCTCGTGGAGATTGTACGCACGATGCCAATGACGCCGATCGCTGCACCCGTGATCGTGGTGTTACCTTTGAAGCTACTGACAGCCATTAGCTCACCGCCTCTCTGACATAAAAGTCGAAGTCGACCGAAGTTTCGTAGACGGGCGTCTGTGCGCCTTCGTCCCTGTACTCAAAAGTCTCATCACTGCCCAAGGACGTAGCATTGAGCACCGTTTGCCCGCTTACCGTCGTCTCTGCCAAATGGTCTAACGCGATACGCACCGCGTCGGCCAATGCTGTAGCCCCTACCCGCGTAGCCGCGAAACATCGCATCACGTAGGTGAACACGCCTACACCCGTATAGCCGTCGTGTGCCTGCCAGCGATCTCCAGCCTGAAGCTCGTAAACTACAAACGGCAAATCTTCCTTATCCTCTGCGATGCTCGGATTGACGCGGTCGCTCACGAGCCCGGACACCGTGCCGTCATTCGTCAATACGCTGGTAATGACAAGCTCAGCCGCCACTACTCACCGCCTTGATCTCGGTGTCTAACGCCTTCTTGAGCGCCGCGACGCTCGCCTCTTCGGCGGTAGACCGAACAGCCTCGATCGCAGGTTCAGCCCACGGCTTACCGGCCACCTTCCCCGTGGACGCACTAACGCCAGGGCGGCCGTAGAGATTCTTGACGGTTCGCTCTTTTGTGCCCAACTCCACGAGGTGACCGTGCGGCTCTTCGCCTTCCTTCGCGAATTGCGGGCCGGTCTTAGCCACGTCGGTCGACGCCCTGCCGTTCCACTTGTACTGCCTACCGACAGACTTTTTGAGGTTGCCAGTCGGCCCTACCGGGGCAGCCTTCCGGACGGCCTTTAAGAAGATAGCGCTTGCCGCCCGCGTACTCTTGCGCAACACCCGCTTGCCAGACTTCTTATCCAACGTGGACAGCTTGCGGAGCAGCTCATCCATGCCTTCGATTTTGAGCCCCTCGGCCATTAGGTCGTAGTCCTCGTGCAAACGCAAACCGTCTGCGTCCGCCGCTGATCGTGCGTCACGCTGCGTATCTCTAACACGTCCGAGTCTTCCGTCTGTAGCCTGTACGTCGTATCGAGCCCCGCTACATAACTCAACGTCACGGTGAAATCCGATTCAGCTACTAACGATCCTGATTGCTCCGATTCCGTCCCGCCGCCCTGGAGTATTTCGCACCACCACACGGCTGGGCTGATCGTGGTTGTGTTGGAATAAGTATGCACCTTTTGGCCCGCACCATCACGGGCTTTTGATGCCTCCAGTATCGTGACTCGGTCCCGCAATCGTCCGGCGGCGGGTCGCGTCATAGTCGCACATTCTTTCGTGTGCCGAGAATTCGCGCAATATGCCAAGGAATTCCGGTAGTGATGCTACCCTCGACAACCGGCTCACGCAGTCTGTACCAGTGCGCTACGAGCACCTTCACCGCCAGCTTTACGTTAGCTGGCACGTCGGATGCAGCATCACCGAAGCCCGCCACGAAAGTCACAATAACGGCGTCGTATGTGCTCTCGCGTGTCGTCGGCCAAGACGAATCGACGGCAGGCATAATTCGGCCAGGCAGGCTGTCCGTCGACACCTGATACCCTGAAGAGTCGAGCGTCTGCGTATCCCCGGCCGTGTCGACGTATTGGATCGACGTCACAGACTGCAACGGCGGCTTCGGTACTTCAATCTCCGACGGGAAGCAATCGAGCCGAAGTTCCCAGGTCTGCGTGATATACGCCCGACGCTGCTCTATTTCACACTGCTCACGGCTCGCCGCAATCAGTGTGTCGATATAATCATTATCGGCGGCGGTACTAACATGCGCCTGCGACTTTGCCTCGGCAGTCGTGATAGGCTCAACGGCTGGTGCGCCCGTCTGCGTCAGCGCCATCACTTAACCTTCCGTGAGCGCCCCGGCTTCCGTGTCGCCTTTTCACCACGATCCACGGCCGCGGTCTCCGTTGTGGCCATATCGGGAATCGGGACCACCGGAACGGGCCGCACCTCCTCGATAACGCCACATCGGCCCCACGCAACTGCTACCGCCTCCGCAACGTCGACCACCTGCCCGATCGTAAAGTTGCCGTGCGTACCGTGGCAGTCTTTCAGGAATCTAACCTTCATGCTCACACTCCTATACGATGATGACGTGGAAAGTGCCGGTCTTAGAAACTCCGCCACTCGCCACGACGATCTTAATCCGTTCGTTCGTTGCAGCGATCAGCGTCTCTACCGGCTCGCCCGCCGCCGCGTAGAGTGACGCCACGCCAACCGCGCTGTGCGTCGGCTGCCGAGGTGCGACCGTCTTAGCCGCATTCACGTCCGATTCCGTCCAAACGCCCTGTAAAGTCACTTCGGTCGTGATCGTGAAATCGACACCATTCGCGTAATCGGTTTTCACATACTCGACCGCGTGGATCATGCCATTGACTACCGGCGTGTATCCGGTGAAGTCTCCGCTACCGTCGACCGCTGCCGTCACCGTAAATCGTTGCGGAAAGCTCATATCGTCTCTCCTTAGTTGATTCGGTAAGCGACCCACGTATTGGCCGCCGTCTGGCGACAGCGGAACGTACCGGCGTTCGGAAACTCGGCATCAGCGTGGATCGAATCGATGATCGGCCGTCCGACAATCGTAAACCCAGTAGCCGCGGTCAGCGTGTACGTATCGGCAATCTCGTCTGGGCTCAAGTTGATAAACGTGAAATCGAAAGACTGATCGTTATCCACGGTTATCGCCGTACTCATCACCGTGCCGGTCGGCAGCGTGATAGCCACGGTACTCCCGTCGGTATCGCTGCCAGTGATAAGCCCGCCGAGCATCCCGGCCGTAGTGAGCGTGGCCGCGGTCGTCACCGTTGCAGGAGTCGGCGTGTTCCTGAGAAAATAGCCGCCTTCGTCGGCCGCGATCTGACCGCCGCTCGCGACAACGATCTTATCCCCGCCCTGCTTGCGGTATACCTTCGGTTGGTAAGTTGCGTCTGCCATAAGAATTGCTCCGTTGGTTACCCCGGAAAGCGGGGGCCGAAGCCCCCGCTACCGAGTAGTCATTCAAGACACGAAGTTACGCCGTACCCTCAGCGGGCGACTCGTGAAGCTCGCCGATGATGGTGCCGGACGTCACGTTGCTGACCTTCATCTTGCCCGGTCCGTACTGAACCGCCCAAATGCTCTCCAGCGTGCTCGACGTACCGCGTGCAGCCTCAAGGCGCACGTAGCGATCGATCGGCCGAAAGATGTCGAGCCATACGTCCTCGTCAGACGTCCCGCTCGCCACGCTTGTGCCTTCCAGGTCAACGAACGTGCCGCCGCTCACGGAACTCTGCGCCGCGTTCACCGTGTTGTCGGCAGCCGCAGTCCCAAAGGACGTCAGGAAAAGCACGCCCTCGAAACCCTGCATGTCGACTTCGTCACTGGCGACCGCGGTAGTCCCCGCCGTCGTGTGGTCTTGCAACTTCGTCAGCTTTGCATTGCTCGAAAGATTCATTGTCCGTCTCCTTTTCTTACGCCAGGGTTACCCGGACAAACGCCTCTTCGAGAACCGGCATCCCGTCCAACTCTGCACGGGTGATGTAGCCGATCTGATTCGTCTCCGCGTAAAGCTCAGCCAATACCTTGATCCGATACGACATCGCATCGGCGATCCAGTATTTCGAGAAATCGCCGATGATGCCGACGTAAAGACCCGTGGTAAACGTGTTCGGCGCGAACTCGGACGAAAGCACCGGAACGTCGAGAATCGTATCGCCCTGATCGCTCTGGAGTCCGGGGCGCCACAGATATTGCCCGTTGCCGTCTTTCAAAAGACGGATATTCTTGATCGCATCGCGATGGAACACCCAGCGTGACGTCGGCCAATAGTTGCCCTTGAGCGAGTATTTGCACTCGATCAAGTTGTCCGCTGCGATCGCCGTGGTCGAATTCGACGTACTCACGTCTTGGCCAGTGCTGATGCCTTGCGCGGATGCCGTGAAGACGCCGAGCGGCTGCTGCGCCCCCGTACCCGTCATGAACGCCTTCTCTTCGGTAACGGCGAACTTGTACGCCAGCCGCTCACGGATGACCTGATCGATCGGCAAGGCCGAGCGTTCAATCAGCGTGTTGGAAACCTTGAGCCGCTTCGCGATCGGGTGCGGATTCAACTCACGTTTACCGAAGTCCATCGTCGAATCTTCGGAGCCTGTGAGTAGCTCCGTGGTCCAGTCGGAATCTGCCGGATCATTGTCGAGCGACGGGACACCCAGGGTATCGGCGCCCGTGACTTGGTGGACAGTACCCAGCCCACGAATAAAGACCATGTCGTCAACAGCCTGGATAAGCTGGGCAAGGAACTGCTCGTCAGGATAGGTGTACCCGCCAGCAGTGTCGACCATCGCCTGTAACGCCCGCTGCTCCAGCCCAGACCGCTGCTCGGTCGTCAGCGCCTTCTGTCCGCCCTTCAGGTAGGAGCGGAATGCGTCGGCCTGATCGAGCGTCGCCGTCTCTTCGGGCGTCTTTGCCCGCCCTTCCAGCGCCTCGCCCTTCGGCCCCGGCCCGCCCGCCACCTCGCTGACGGTCTCCAGGCACTTTTCGGTAGCCAGAAGGTGCTCACGCTGCTCCAGGTCGGTGCCGATCGTATCCACGTCGGCGAAGATTTTGTCCCAACGCTCGGACTCTTCCGACGTCATAGACCGCCCTTCGGTGTCCGACAGGTCTTTCATTTTTCGAGCTTCGGCCACGAGCTGTGCCCGTTTGTCGCGAAGCTCCTGTAGGTCAATCATGCTTGCATCCCTATCAAGTAGGCCGGTCAGCCTGTCCGAAATGAGAAACGGCACGGGCCACCGGCGTGATTAGACAATCACGCTTCAGTAACCCGCGCCGTTTCTAGCGGTCGCGTCTATCTGATCTCGTCAGCCGGTCGGACGGCAGCTAAGCCCCGGTGCATGGCACACGGGCTAACGAGCATTTCAACTACAGCTTACAACACCTTTCGGCCTCGGTCAAATCGAATTCGCGTAATTGCTGATCGCGGGCCACGCTGTCCGTCTGGGCCTTCAGGGTGGCCGCTCCTTCGGACGTAGCCTCCTCCAGGGACCGGAGGGCCACGTCGGTATCAGGGTAGGCCGGATAAGCGACTACAGAAACGTCGAACAGATCAACGTCCGAGACGGTCCGCACCTGCTCGCCGCCTTCCGTCGTCCAGGCGTCCTGCACCGTCCGGAATCCAAACGACATTTGGGATAAGTCGCCACGGTCAATCAGCACGCTCACATCATGCCCGGCCGTCGTATCCGGCAAGTCAATCTCTACCGCCAGGCCAACAAGATCCTCTTTCATTCGCAGGGTAGCAGGATCAGACGTACTTCGTCCGATCATCGCCAAGCCGCCAGTGTGCTCGATAAGGGCACGAACGTCCGCCCCATCCGCCAGTGAACGCTTAAAGGCCCCCTTCTTGATCTTCTCACGAAAGCCGCCCAAGTCCTCGGACAGTGTGTTGAATACTGCGGCATGTCCATAGACGGTGTCTACCCCAGCATCCCCTACCCGGCGTCGTTCGATCCGCACGCCGTCTACGCATACGCGCACTTCTCTACTGTCTTCAGCCATCGCTATTCTCCATCAGCGCCGCCACCGCGTCGCCGTATTCCGAGCCAAGCAACTCAACCCGTCGCTTCACAATCCAGGGTTCTAGCCCATCGCGGACAGAGCCCCACGGGTCCGCAGAATCCCAAGCCACCTTGGTCAACTCGCTCGACCCGACAGCGGCGTACCGCTTGGCGAATTGCTCGCCGTATTCCGTCGCCGCCTCACCGCCAAAGGTCTGCAAGACGGGGACAAGCAACCGCCTCACAGCCCCTTGGTGGTCATCGTAGAACGCCGCCAACCAATCCTTAACCTCTGCGTCAGTCGCGGTCCCCTTTGCAGCCCTACGAATACTCTTAGCTTCCTTGTTTAGAAGCTGGTCAACGACCGACTCCCAGACTGGGCGATTAGCCTCGGCCACTAACGACCGTGAATCTTCGCCATCGTCAACCTCGGTGCCGTCGTCTTCCTGCTCATCGTCGTCCGGTGGCAACACGGGCACAATCTTTTCCGGCTCGTCGTCGATCTTATCGAGAGGCGTCAAATTCACAGGCACGAAGTGCCTCTGGCCCTGGCCGTCCGGTAACGGGCTGTCGTTGTCCTGTGCTCGCCACTCGTCAAGATTCAAGGCACCGTGCATAAACCGCGTCTTATTGGCTTCGGCCCGAGCCTTGGCGTCGCCACGAAGCAACCCGTCCACGTTGAATTCTACGAAAAAGGTATCGCGTTGCGACGGTGCTATCAGCTTCCAGTTTAACTCTTGCTCCCACCGCACCAGCCACGGCATCAGGGTATAGATAACGAAGTTGAGGGACTCCTGCTCGATGTTGGAATAGGTCGCATCGTCAAGCACGCCGATCATGTGTGGGGGCACACGCCAGATACGGGCGATGTCTTTCGGGTTCTGTTGACGGCTTAAAAGAAACTGCGAATCTTCCGGCGTCATCATGGCGGGCGTATACTTCACACCCTTCTCAAGCACCATCGTTTCGTTCCAGCCGTCCGAGCCGGAGAAACCGCCGATCTTCTTCTTGAAGTTGGTGAACTCGTCTTCATCCATCACCCACGGCACTTCATAGTGTCCGCCAGGCATGGCCTTTGTACCGAAGACCGACGCACCGAATCGCTCCGTCGCCAACCCTAGGCCGATCATTTCACGCATCAATCGCACAGGCGAATAGCCCCACAATCCATCAGGACTAAACCCGCGAATGTGCAATACGTCCACCTCCGACCTTACGAGATTCGAGCCGCCG